GACTCTATTTTATTATATTCAGATAAAGCTATAGGGTTTAATACAAAAGGAAATGTACATTTTGATTTAGGAGTTAATTTAGATGAAGTAAAAGAAGGGGATACTCAAAATAAATTTGTAGTAAATTCTCCTAATATATATTTAGGATTACAAAAAAGTGGTAATTTACCAAATGAACCTGCTTTATTAGGTAACGAAACCCAAACATGGTTAAATGACTTACTAGTATTAGTTGATGATATATTAGATGACATATTATATAAAGTAGCCTTTGTATCAACAGCACCAGGAAGCCCCACAGCTCCTAATCCTGCTAATTTTTCAAATTTACAAATGAGAAAAGATGAAATACAAAGGTTAAGTCAAGCATTAGAAGAAATAAAAAGTAAAAACACAAAATTAGTATAAAATGGCCACAAAAGCAGTAACATCATTAATTTCATCACAAATAGATCGTCAGTTACCTCTTATAAGAACTAAAATAAGAGATGAAGGTAAAAAGAAAATGCATGAATTAAGAGAAAAATTACCATCAGTAAATGATCTTAAAGACCAATTTTCATCTAGTGCTTGTAGTTTAGAAGCACAAGAAAAAATGGAAAAAAAGTTTAATGATACTAAAAAAATCGTTGAAAAAATAATACTAGCAGCTGAAAAAGGAAAAGAAAAATTAGAAAAATTATTAGAAAAATTAAGAAAAATTTTAGATTCTGTAATTCCAAAAATCCAAAGCATTTTAGATTTTTTAAAACCTATAGTAATTGCACTTCGTATACTTATAAGAGTAATTCCTATCATACTAAGAGCAATACCAACAGCTGTCCCTGGAATTACAGGAGGAATGATTATAGCTGTAGATGATAAGAGAAAAGCAGCAGCATCAAAGGTAGGAGAATGGGCTAATCTTATAATTGTTATGAGTGACCAAGCAATTCCTGCTTATAGAGCAAAAACAAATAAATTAATAACTCCTATTACTAAATCTCTTAATATAATAAATAATTTTATAGAATCAATAAAAGCTAGATTAGCAGTCTTAGATTTATTGTATCTTCAATATTTACAACATTGTAATGTAGGAAACCAATCAGCTATAGATTCAGGGGATGGGTCTATAAATACAGATTTATTTAATACTGCTGGTCTTAATGGGGATGGGTCTACTATAGAACCAGACCTAACTAACATAACTAATTATTTACAATCTTTATATGGAGACTTATTAAATGACATAACTGATTTTCAAATAATAGAAAGAATAGAAAGCACAGAGTTTGGATTTAAAACAAGCTATAAGGTAATTAATTATAACTTAAATCAAAATTCTTAAAAAAAATTTATATTTATTAACAAACACCAAAAAACATGAAAGCACAACTTTTTGAAAAACTAATTAGAAAAATAGTTAGAGAAGAAATTGATTATGCGTTACGTAGAGAACTTAAATCACTTAAAGAAGACTTACGTGATGAAATCAAACCAGTAATAACAGAACAACCAATTATTAGTACACCTGTACCTGATAATGTTAAAACGACTTTGAAAGAAAAAATAATGGGTAAAAATCCTATTAAAAAACAAAATTTTGTAAAGGATTCAACCTTAAACTCTTTATTAAACGAAACAGCTATGGGGGATACTAATACACAAACAGCAATGGCTCCCGCAGAAACTATGCCAACAGAAGTTGCAAATGTTGTAACTAGAGATTATAGAGAATTAATGCAAGCAATAGATAAGAAAAAAGGAAAATAATGCCATTAATAAATTCATCTAGAAATATAAGCCCTTTAGATATTAATAAAAATATTAAAGTTGGGGTAGCTTTACCTTTAAATGAGGTAAATATGTTTAAGGGAACAGACACAATAAAAGAACAAGCAAAAACTAACTTAATAAATGTATTATTAACAGAACCAGGAGAAAGAGTATATGAACCTACTTATGGTGTAGGTATAAAACAAATGTTATTTGAACAAAGTCCTAATGAAAATAATTTAAATGAAAAAATTAACCAACAAGTTAACATTCATATACCAGAAATAACAATAGTAGATACAAAGGTAAATTTTAATGAAGATGAACATATCCTTTATGTAGCACTCACATATATGTTTAATTTAGATAATGCTAAAGATTCTATTCAACTTAATTTTAATATGTAATGGCTTATTCAAAAGTATCAAATAAAAACCAAGACAAAGACGTCAAATATTTAAATAAAGATTATAATTCTTATAAATCATCTTTATTAGATTTTGCTGAAGTATATTTTCCTAATAATTTTAATGATTTTAGTGAAGGTAACCCTGGAATGATGTTTTTAGAAATGGCTTCTTATGTAGGAGATGTACTATCTTTTTACACAGATACACAATTAAGAGAATGCTTTTTATCTTTAGCTAAGGATGAAGAAAATATATATAATTTAGCTTATGCTATGGGCTATAAACCTAGATCAACTACAGCAGCTTCTGTAGATTTAGAAGTATTTCAATTAGTACCTTCTAAACTAACAAGTAATGGTTATAGTCCCGACTATAGTTATACTTTAGATATAAATCCTAATTCTACTTTCGTATCTACCGAAGGCCCTTCTTTTTATTTAACTAATGCAGTTAGATTTGATTTTTCATCTTCTATAGATCCAACAACTGTAACTGTATATCAATATACAGAGGAAAATAATCCAGAATATTATTTGCTTAAAAAGTCAGTAAAAGCAATTTCAGGTGAAGTAAAAGAACAAACTTTTTCTGTTGGAAGTGCTGAAAGATTTAAAACATTAACATTATTTGATTCAAATGTAATATCAATAGAATCTATAATTGATGGTGAAGGAAATGAATACACAGAAGTTCCATATTTAGCACAAGATACTGTTTTTGAAGAAGTAGAAAACACAGCAGCTAATGATGGTGAATTATTTGGTTATAACCATCAAACACCTTATCTTTTAAAACTAAAAAAAGTACCACGAAGATTTGTAACAAGATTAAAACAAAATAATACTTTAGAAATTCAGTTTGGAGCAGGTATAAGTGATAAATCAGATGAACAAATTATACCAAACCCAGATAATATAGGTTTAGGAATTAAAGATGGTAGATCTAAATTAGATGTAGCTTATGACCCTTCAAATTTCTTATATACAAGAGCTTATGGCCAAGTACCTGCAAACACTACTTTAACAGTAAAATATTTAGTAGGAGGAGGATTAAGCTCTAATGTAAGTTCAAATACAATTACTCAACCAGGAACCTTAGATATGAGTAATAAACCAAATTTAAGTCTTCCTATGTTAAATTTTGTAAAACAATCTGTAGCATCTTCAAATCAAGAAGCAGCTAAAGGAGGAGGAGCCGGAGACTCTATTGAAGAAATCAGAATGAATACAATGGCTAATTTTGCTGCTCAAAACAGAACCGTAACTAAAGATGATTATTTAATTAGAACTTTATCGTTACCTCCTCAATTTGGTAGAGTAGCTAAGGCTTACATAACACAAGATGACCAAATGTCTCCTTTAACTACAGAACCAAATCGTATACCTAATCCTTTAGCTTTAAATTTATATACTTTAGGATATGATAAAGATCGATTTTTAACACCTTTAAACACAGCTACAAAAACAAATCTAGCAACTTATTTAGAACAATATAGAATGCTAACAGATGCAATTAATATTAAAGATGCTTTTGTTATAAATTTTGGGCTTAGTTTTGAAATTACTTCTTTTAAGAACTATAACAATGAAGAAGTATTATTAAACTGCATAACAGAACTTCAAAATTATTTTGATATAGATAAATGGCAAGTTAACCAACCTATTGTTATATCTGAAGTAGAAAATTTAATAGGAGGAGTTAATGGGGTTCAAGCTATTGAAAAGATAACATTTGAAAATAAAAGTGGTACAAGATCAGGATATTCACAATATAAATATGATTTTACTATGGCAACTAGAAATGGAGTAGTTTACCCTTCTTTAGATCCAAGTATTTTTGAACTCAAATATCCAAATATAGACATTAAAGGACGTATAACAACATATTAATTATGGCATATTACTTTTTATTTCCGGAAAAAGATTCAACAATATATAGTCATCCTGATAGGCTAAAATTAAATTTCATTCTCT